CCTCCACCTCATCGGGAAACAAGAACGGTCCATGATAGCCTGTGACCCTGCTCCCGTAAGGCAGTCGAATCCAATTCTCCAGTCTAGCCAACTGGGGGATCGTCTTCTCCGGTATCCCACTCAGGGACGAAATAGAAAACGGTGGGTGATTCATCTCCCACATCCTCTTCGCCACCAGCACAGCTAGATGCGGATGATGTGGGAAACTTGACGACGTTATCGTCAAGTTCAGGGTGTACTTCAGGACTGTTGAGCAAGCCTGTTGATCTTTTTCCATCTTTACTCATCCTCTAAACCTCCCGTCATAATCCCAAAACGAGCGGCTTCCATGTACCATAGAACTTCTGCTGGATCAGGAACAGTTGTAATCATCTGCACCTGACCCTCTTTGTTCTCACCTATGATAACCACATCCTTAAATGTTTGGCCCGCAGCATCACACACAAATGACACAGGGTCGGTTGACTTTGTTATTTTCTTAATCGGAAACGAAACTACATTGTCACTCATGTTAAGCACTCTCCTTGACAACAATCGTCGATCACGCTGCCACATGCAGCGCACTGGTAGTGCCCATGTACTTCAATCTTGCCGGTACGTCCACATCGCGGGCAGCGGTCTTGAACATTGTCCACCATAGATTTATGGATATCCGTCAGAAGTTTGTCACGCTTGTCAGGCACTACATGATGCCTGCGAATTCCATGCCAGTTGGGGTCACGTTGTTTCATGTCTGTTCCTTATCAGCGGTACGGCAAACAATGTTGATAACCACCGGTTCTGTAGACTCTAACGTCATCGCTCGGAACATACTCTCTTCGTTGCGGTAAGACCACGCTTCGCAGATTGCCAGACTATTAAAACGCTCATCACTTTGACGCATGTAGCATTTGTTTACGGGCAGTCCATTCACGTCCGCCGCAAAGCAGACAGCTATTATCGCAACAAACATATCACCCTCTCAGAACCCGTTGCCATGCTTCCATGACCTCGTCTGCTCGTCCCGGCCCATAATCATCAGGCCACTCGTCGATCTTGTCTAGCATCTCATCGACGCACCACTCAATCACCTGAACCGCTGTAGCCCATTCCATCTGCGGAGCCTTGCCCGCAATATCTTCTTCTGTCGCCATTAGTAATGTCTCCTTTGCCATTCAAACCTCCTGTTAAAAAGGGGTATTCCATAGATTTACCGTATCTACTCTGCCTCAAAAACATCCTAAAAAAGGCAGGGGGCGGCACGGCTTTTATAAATAGTTGCACCCGATGCATAAGCCTCGCGGGCGGGTGCAAAAACAACATCTATGGCCTTGAGGACGCTACCCTTGTCGCCCTATGAGGAGATGCCACCCCTCCCGCTTATTCCAACGCACCAGCTTTCATAGCCAGCGATTCTTCATCCTCGGTCCACGATTCATTGTTCATGGATATTTCTAGATCACAATTCGAACAGCGCACCGGCCAATAAATCTGGTTCAGGTCAGGTAGCGCAGTGTCACATTTAGGGCACCGCCCTTGCGACAACCGTCGTTCAAATGTCCCGTCTCCTGGGTCAATCAATGCTGCGTTCCTTCTTCATCATCCAAGTTACTAACCACAGCTTGGTTCGCGCTTTGCAGCGCAGCAGACAATACTTCATTATAGAATAATGGATTGTAGCGGTTGTTGGCCAGCAAAAGAGTTGCCCCCGCAGTCATCAATGCATATGAAATTAAATCTGGGTCCATGCCACGCTTTGCGAATCGAGCCATCATTGCATTTACCGCTTTTGAAACGATCACCATTTCGGCATCGGAATCCATTTTTGATTGTTTGTCTTCCACTATTTTTTCTCCTCAACGCCCCAGTTTTCAACCCTAATGCAAAGCGCTTCCTGATTAATAGGCATGTTTTCCCAAAATGTTTGAGTCGATGCCACATGACACTCTGCCATAGTATCGTAGCCGCCCAGAGACTTGGTGTCGAACTCATCGACACCAAACCCTGTGACCAGCAACAGAACCCAGACGGTCTTCACTGGTGATCCTCCGGAAAGATGACAGCTTGCAACCGCCATCCAAACGAATTTTTCGGCAGCTTGTCCATGTCAACCAGCGAATCATAGATGTAGTCCACCAAAGCAGCCTGCGTTTGTGCAGGGAGTCCGTAGCTCATGTCGATGAACATTTCACCTTGTGTGCCGTATTCAATCTCGTTAGGCACACCGCCAATTTGTACGACCTTCATTCTTCCTCCTCCTCTTTCACATCCTCGGCAAAGACATAGTCCGCCCAGTATGCGCCGGTCTTCTGCGGCGGCTTGAAATCAAACTCGGAATGCAGTGTGTGGATGATTGCATCCATCTTCCGTAAATCAGACAGCCACATGTCGTTGCATTCCTCGACCGTGTTCTTGATATCCTTCAGATCGTTATGCATCTTCAGCATGGTCTGACGCATTTCGCGCGTCACTCGCTTGTCATATATACTCACCTAAAATCTCCCTTTTATAGGTTTCGTCTTCACAGGCACACTCGTCGCAACGAATGTCCCCAAAATAGCTGGTATGTTCCCAGCATCTCTCACCGCATTGGTCGCACTCGACGCCTTCATAGTCATCCATGACGCTTCCAATCCTCGTTGTCTCTGGTCTTCCGCTTGTGGCAGTTGGCGCACAGTGCTTGGAACTTGGTACACGGATCACGGTTGCTTTTGACCATCCGGTTCACCTCGTTGAAGTTGTGCTGTCCGTTCTTCTTCACCTCGGAATCCTTGTCCCTTTGCAAAATGTGGTCGATCTCCAGCACGACAGGATCAGACTCGCCGCAGCGCACACATGTCCCTCCCAATGCCATGATCGCATCCCTTCTCCGCTTTACCCTCGACCTACGATTAGAATCGAGGAACATACTCAACCCCCTCCTTCTGTAGCCGCTTGACGGATGTGTACCTGCGCCAAGCCGCATCGATCTCATCCTGCGGTGCCTCGTCGAAACAAAGGTCGCTGAAGATTCGCATGAGCCGACGAACCTCGTCGGCCACATGCATCAGTCTGGGGTCAGTGGAAGGGGCTGACATCAATCCTCCTTACCGCGTAGTCACGGAACATGCTCAAGATGACAGCTTTGCTGTGAGCAAAAACAGTCAGGTTCACGTTATGGGTGATGCCAAAAGCGGACGTTGGCATTTGAATCTCAACCCAGTACGCCTTTCGTTTATCAATCTTTCCCACGGAATATCTCCTCAAGCCTGTTGATCTGTTCCTGCAACATCTCAGGCGTCTCGTCCCGTCTCCTTGGAGAACGCTGACCTGTCATGTCCTCCTGCACCTCGTCATAGACTCGCAGATTCGTCGCACCGTGCTCGGCGGCCCACGAATCACGGCTCATCCACGCGGCATCTTCTTCCATGCCAATCAGCCAATCACTTACCTTACCCATCACTCAATCCTCTCTCCGTCGTGATACTCAGCGTCCGGCCACTTGTAGTCATCGTCTTGATCGTACGCCCTACCAGTCGGCTCGTACCCGATCCAGCCGTCATCCTTGTCCCACTGCACGTTTAGAAGACCCCACTTGATGTAGTGATCATGTGCCGACTCCAGCGGCAGGGGGCCATGACTGTCAGTCGGCCAGTCCCCGATGTGCTTGATCTCCCAAAACTGCACCGACGTAATGTGATACTCGGCCTCAATAATCTTCGTTGCCATATCAATAATCCTCCCTTGGCTCCGGCTCGAACCAGACCTTCTCGCCTGTCTCGCCATGATAGCCCTTGTTGTATTCAGCAATCTCCTCGACGGTCATGTGCTCAGAGTCTATGCGCTGACAGCCATGATCGCTGTACCACTCCCAATGCGGGTTGTATGGCCGACCATAATACCTGTCCGCCGATCCACGGTCCTCTGGACTGCCATGCTTCAATGCCATATCAACCCACCCTCTGATAACAGTCGCCATTCACATATAGAATGTCGTCGTAATAACTGTGGCGCTTTGGAAGATGATCAATCAGCCCCGTGCCATCGCACTCAGGACACGCATCAATCTCATAACTGTTGACAGGCTGATAGCCGGTGCCAACACACTGGTCGCAGACAAACTGAATCTTGGTCGCCGGATCACGGTTCATTGTTCGACTCCTACAATCTCTGACAGCTTGGCCAGTGCGTTTTCATATGCAGTCGCCGCTTCATCTTTCCTGTCGGACAGAAGCATTAGTGCCATGAACTCGATCTGGAACTTGGCGTCCTTTGCATTCTGGATAATCTGTTCTTTGCTCATTTGAAAACTCCTCTCGTTGATGTCTAGGAATGTTCCCACAACATCCCAGCCATGTAAACAGAAAAAACGGTTATATACAGTTTCCCCCATATTTTTTTGTTTTTATTTTTTATTTTGTAAAAGTGGCGTAACGAGCGTAACGGCGTAACGAGTGCTCTGTAACCGTTGGTCAGCAACAATGTGTTCGTTACACCCTCGTTACGTTGGTTACACGGAGTCAGACCCTTCAGCCATATTTTAGTAAATAGTCTTTTAAAAAATATGACAGAAACTATAATGGCAGAATGGAAAAGCAAAAACGATCTGCCGGTAGACCCGCTGGTTTGAATAATCGCCAGCGAGAATTTGCCCGCTATATTGTCGAGGGTGTTTATTCCAACGCGGAATGCGCCCGTAAGGCTGGCTATGCAGAAGGTCAGGCGGCGAAGACGGCCAGCCTGTTCTTGAATGGCCGAGATTATCCACATGTTGTCGAACTGATAAAAGATTTGCGCGAAGAAAAAGAACGCCGGTACGGCGTCACGCTTCTTGGCCAGTTGAAACGGTTGGACGAACTGTCCCGCAGTGCTGAAGAATCCGGACAATTCTCTGCGGCGATCAACGCCGAGAAGATCAGGTCTGCGCTTGGCGGTCTGACCATCGACAGGCGCGAACAGAACCACACCCACCAGCTTGATAAACTGTCTCGCGAAGAAATAGCGGCGCGTCTTGCCGAAATCAGAAAAAGCCACCCTGCGGCCTTCATAGAAGGCGAAGTGATCGAACATGCCCCAGCCGGAACAAAATCTCTGGAAGTCATTCAAGCAGCACCTGCCGAAGAAATCCCACTGGAATCGAGTTGAAAACCGCACAGGCACCGGCATGCCAGATGTGTATCTGGTTATCGACGGTGTGCCATGCTGGCTTGAACTTAAAGTTATAAAAAAGAACCGCGTCCGCATTTCCGATTCACAAATTGCTTGGCACCTGTCGCACACTAGATGCGGCGCGGCGTCGTTTTTCCTGCTGCGCGAGGAGGGGGCAAAGACTGCGCTCCTATACCGCTCTGCGGACTGCCTTGCGCTTTGCGGCCCGCGTGACAAATGGCCGGAACCTGTCTGCGCGTCCGCGCTTTCAGACATATCTGCGGCCTTGCGATCTGATGCGGTTGAAATCTTGGGCATGAAAAAAACGCGACGCCCCAAGGGAACGCCGCCGCCTGTTAATGAGTTTTAAAAATGATGTTCCGCGCGGGCATTTCCCAGCACAGGACGCAATCCCCACACCCGCCGGTCTTGCCTTCCTGTTCTGGACAGATCAAGCTTTCCCCTTTTACGGGCTGCGCTAATGCTTCACTGTTGGCACTGTC